GGCTCGTCAGACGGCAGTCTGATAAACCCACCCTGACGGAATCTCATGAGTGCCATCACCGCAGAGTCCACCAAGTCATCGTTGCTCATGAACGGAAATCCTGCGATCTCCTCCACAACTTCTTCAGCCCAGCGGGTTTGTGGAACCCAGCACAACCTAGAAGCCACGATGTCTGCCACGGAGTTTAACCGCGCTAACTTATCACCGCTACCCCTGTGTGGGGTGTACTCCCCCACGGGCATACCCATGCGGCGCAGTTCTTGATACAGTGCAGTGCCAGAGGACTTCTTCTCCACGATGAACGCGTCTGGCTCCCAGTCTTTGTATTCTTCCAGTGCCAACTTCTTTAGTTCAGGAAACTCAATCCGTTTTTTGATGGCGTTAAGCAGGATGATGTTGTGGCATCCTTCTTCCTCGTTGAAGAACACTCCCCATGTTGTAAGTGCGGTGTAGTCGGCACGGTTGTGGCTTTCGGCTGCCGCGTCCAAACTCATGATCACGTACTCACAGCGGGGCGGCTCGTCTGCCTCCCAGATGTTCCACCACTCACGCTTGACAACTGATGCTTCTTCTGATGTGGGATTTTGCTGGTACTGCGCGTTCCACTGGAACGTAGGCATCGACGCCTTTGTTCTGTACAGTGCTTTAAGGTCAAAGAATTCTGGCCACAGGGGTTTCTCGTTGTCCGTTCCCTGATTGAAGATAGCAGGAAACTCAACTACCTCGTACTGGTCGGCATCCTCGTTCTTGCTCATGTCCCCCGTGACGCGCCCTGTCAGGTCGTTTTGGTGCCAGCGTGTTTGAATAATGGCGACCCGTCCGCCCGGCATAAGACGAGTACGGGCTCCGTATGTGAACCACTCGTAGGCTTTATCAAACACATCAAAATTTCCGTTGATGATGTCCTGTTCATTGTGAGGATCGTCCACGAGTAACAAGTCAGCCCCCCGACCAGCCAAAGCAGAACCAACGCCGCAAGCGAAGTACTCGCCGCCCATGTTTGTGTTCCATCTTCCGGCTGACTTGCTGTCAATGGCAAGGGTGACTGTTGGAAAAATTTGTTTGTATCTGTCATCGTCAATGATGTTCCTAACTTTGCGGCCAAAATCCACAGCAAGGTCTGTGGTGTGGGAAACCATCAGCACCTTCTTATTAGGGTATTTACCTATGAACCAAGCAGGGAAATAAATAGAAACAAGTTGGGATTTGCCGTGACGTGGTGGCATATTCACGCACACCCTGTCTTTTTTACCCTCAGCAATGTCCATTAACAAGTCAGCCAGTATGCGGTGATGCTTACCCACCTTGTAGTCTGGTTGCATGTGCTTACAGAACTCAATCAGGTCGTCATAACATGCACGGGCAGTCTTGCGGCTGTCCAAAATATCCGCAATCTTGTCGATCTCCGCCTGTTCTTCAGGCGAATACGAGTCCAAGTTGTCCAGCATCAGCCGGATTTCCTCTTCCGTAAAATCTAAAGTGTCAACTTGGGTCAACATCGTCGTCAAAAGGGGTGTTTTCAGCCAAAATATCGGCTTTTTCTGCTGTTTTTGGCGTATTTAGCCCCAACTCTGCATCCACATCAATGACGTCGCCCGCCAATACAACTTCGGCATCCTGAATTTCAGGCTGGGCAACCAATCTTTGCAGTTTTGCACGCAGTTTGCTGCGCAACTCGTCGGTTGTCTGGTGCGTAATTGTAATTTCTGTGCGGTCTGTGAACAACCCCACGTCTGAAATTTTGCCCAGTAACTCTAATGCACGGATTCTGATGCGGGGGTCAGGGTTAATTGACTCCTCAATCAGTCTATTAGTTACTGTATGGCGTATTTCAACCGCATGGTTGACCACTGCACGGCCATATTCATCTAGGTACGACCGAATGTTCTGCAAAGAAGCAGGGGTCATCGCTGATGTATTTACGTTGTTGGCTTTTTGCGACGTTGTTTGTGGGTTGGCCGCATACGCTGTAGTTAACGCAGCAGCAACTTCTTTGTCTTCAGATGTTTCTGGGGGAATCTCTAAGCCATGGTCTTGCAACAGTTCCATTGAACGGCATGCAGCCTCGGCCCGCTCCCGCAGGTCGACATACGCCATGTCAGGCGTGATCTCAATACCCAGTTCGGGCATTAACTCTAGTTCCATATTTTTCGCAAGTCTTAGTGACCGATGCACCAGTATACACATAGAACAAAATTTTTTGCAATGGGGGGTACTTAAAAAGATGACGGGGGGTGTTTCTGTATATGTTAGTCAACCCGCAGAAACGTACCTGTAATAACACAGGGGGTGGCATGTTATAGCGTGATAGGTCACGTGGGCTTTGCTGCAGAGTCAGCGTGGTTTGTATTTGGTCTGGGTGGGATTCGTTCGTCTGTATTAGTATACCTATGACAGCCACGGGACTCCTAACTACACAGCGGGGGGTGCCGTACCGGTGGGTCACGCCATAACCCGATTCGGCGCGTTAACCCCTACCCCATTTGTTAGGCGACGCCTAACAGAACAACACGATCTGATATGAATCGATACGTTTACCCTTGACATGACAAGTTAACAAGCGTACAGTTCAGTCATCGGTTAAGCAATGCGGACACAAGAAGCGCGCTTAACTGATACATGTCTCGAAAGGACACAAAATGAAAGCAGTTAAATTATCCGCCGCAACGATCACCGCCGTTGTTGATACTCTTAAAGCTGAAGCTGGCGTTGCAAAACGTTGGGTGAAAGCGGCTGACATGCTTCGTGCAGAGGGTATGACAAGTGAGTTGTTGTTGAACGACAAGGAGGTTCGCGATGGGTTCAAGAAAGACGTTGTGTTGTTGTCTTTCACCAAAACAGAGCAGAGCATCATGGCACTGCCTGCAACGACCCTGAGCGATGAGCAGAAGGTCACGAAACGTTGGGTACAACAGCAGATCGGTTCCCGCCTGAATCGCGTTGTGCAACACGTCAAGAAAGCAGAAGACGATGAGTTGTTAAGCGATGACGATCGCGGTGCCAAGAAGGTCAGCGACATGGCAACACGCCTGAAGCGTGACCTGACAAGTTGGATTGATAAGGTTGAGAAAGCAGAAGCAGTGACATTCAGTGCCACTGAGATGGTCAAGTATTTGAAAAGCGCAAGCGCGTTGATCAAGTAACCCCCAAGCCCCGCCCTAAAAAGCGGGGCTTTTTTTCGTCTTCATTTTTTTGATTTTATGTATTCCCCGCCTAACATCTTGATGCCAGTTCTTGGAGTAGCGTGGTGTGAAGTTGCACTGTGTTGCGCAATATCCCAAACCCGGATCGGTGGAGTTGTTAGGCGTTGCCTAACAAAGTGATGCCAGTTCTTACAGTAGCGTGGCGTGGCGACAGTTCTAAAGTTCGCTATTGACTAAGTTCTAATGTAACTTTTTAATGGGCTTGGTAAAGTTCGTTTTATTTAAATTCCTGCGTTGTTATGACGTGTTTGAAAGTTCTTTTTTTGCATAAAGTTCTTATAAAGTTCTTATAAAGTTCGCACTAGCCGCGTACTTTATATTTTCGTGGCAGATCATTGTTAGGCGTTGCATAACAGATTGTTTCTTTCCTATGCAATAGTGTATTATCTTATCTAATCTTTATAGTTTTATAAAGTTCTTTTTAGGGTCGGGTAGTCCGAAGGGTAAAATTATTTTCCTCAAAAGTTTTTAGGAAAGTTCGCGCTTGACCGAGGGGGCACAAGCAATTCTAGGGAGGGGGTGTATACCCGACCCTACAATAAACAACCGAACTCTTTAACCAAATCAAGCACTTGCAAAATCGTCATAAAGAACTTTATAGGAACTTATACTTCTCGCCACATTTCGATACAATCAGCCACAAACACTTGACATACACCACCAAACATGTTATACTATAGGTTGTTCAGTAGGAATTCGCCTAGTGAACTAACAACCCCAGTAACCATGTTAGGCACCGCCTAACAAAACCAAGAAAGTAACTTTATGGGACACAATCGACGACTCAAACCAATCTGCGATCGGTGCGGTGATACGTACTCCGCTAAACGTGCCAATGCAGGTTATCACATCTGCTTGCTGTGCGGTGAAGACGCGGCACGTGAGGAACGCAAGGGATGGTGCATTGCTCAGGAATACGGTAAGGGCAACTATCAGTTCATCACTGCATCAAGCGCACCGACCGCACTCAAGCAAACTAATCAGAAACAACTTAGGGGATAAACATGAACAGCGACTTATTAGACGAATACTGTATGAACACGTTTGGCCACACCAACTGGCAGATGGACGGGGTGAACGGCAACATCGTCATCACGTTCTACGCCAAGTCAGTAGCCGACGAAGAAACTGAATGGGCATGGCAAGAAGCCAAAGCACAGGAATATGATGCACGGGGAGAAGAGACATGCTAACAACAGGCGAGAAGATCGAACGCATCGTCATCCTAGTGGCAGTCATCATACTCATGCTTGACTTGCTATACTGGCGACCCAACTGACTATCGGATTGTATCTAATCCTTGACATACGTATCATACTGTGATACAATATATGTATCGAGTGGGAATTCATCTGCTCGGTAATGCGAAAGTAAAAACGTGTTAGGCACCGCCTAACTATTTAAATGACTGTAAACAACTTAAGGTATTATCATGAACGCTTCATCCCCGGAAACCAACGTAGTTACTACGAACGCCCCATCCATCTCAACAGCGGCAATGCTAGTTGAACTCTCGATCAGCACATGGACAGGACGCAAACTGGACAAACGTGCCTCGCAAGACGTAACCGCCCAAGCCTCAGCACAAAAGGGTGTTGCCAACGTCAATAAGAAGTTACTCGGTGACTGTGCCGAATTGGATGCGGTACAGAAATTCACAGCCAATGCACGTAACGTGCACTACGCCATGACCATGCCATGGTCAGACACAGGTCTGCGCTTATTGCCCACGACCCAATACTTCAAGTACCACAGGGAGATGACTACCCTGCAAGCGGAGTACGAGCGACTCACTAACGTGTTCCTGCAAGCATACGATTGGGAGATCAGCCAAGCGCAGGTCAAACTCGGTGACTTGTTTAACTCGGACGAGTACCCGACAGCGGACAGCCTCACATCTAAGTTCAAGTTTAAGATGAACTACATGCCACTTGCCGATGCGGGTGACTGGCGTGTGGACATTGGCAACGAGGCCAAGGACGTGTTGGCATCTCAGTACGAGACGTACTACACAACACAGTTGCAAACCGCAATGGGTGACGTGTGGTCACGAGCACATGATGCACTGGCAAAGATGTCAGAGCGTCTTGACTATGCAGATGGCCCGACAAAGAAGATATTCCGTGACTCACTGGTTGACAACGTGGTGGACATCATCGAACTGCTCGGTGCATGCAACATCACAAACGACCCGACCATGGAGTTGGCACAGAAACAACTTAGCACAGCCATGCGAGGCATCACACCGGATGCACTGCGTGAGGACGCTTACCTGAGAGCGGAGACCAAGCGTCACGTGGACGAGGTCAAGAAGATCATCAACAACTTACCATCACTCGGCATGTAAGTTAGGCACCGCCTAACAACTTAACAACTTAACGAAGGAAACTATCATGGCAAATTCAGCAATCTCTATGTATGCACTCTCACTCGATCAATGTGAGAACGCCATCCGCTTAGGCGGTAACAAGCGCACAGTACTTGTGCAAGGCCACATGGGTACAGGCAAATCATCCCTGCTCAAGTCATTGGGCAAGTCTATGCCGAATCACGTCTTGTGTTACTTTGACTGCACGACCAAGGACTTGGGCGACATCACTATCCCTCAGTTGCAGACTATCGACGACCAAGGCTACGTACGTTACGTGACCAACGAAGAGTTGGGTCTGCACTTGGGCAAGGACATCATCCTGATGGTGGACGAGTACGGCAAGGCTAACCCTGCGGTGAAGAACGCGATGTTGCGCTTACTGCTCGAAGGCAAGATGGGTAGTTACACGTTAACAGACAAGTCTATTAGGTTTGCCACGACTAACCTTGGGGCAGAGGGTGTGGGTGACATGTTGCCTCCCCATGCACGTAACCGCATCTCGGTGGTGACGTTGCGTAAGTCTACAAACATGGAATGGATTGAATGGGGTATCAACAACAACATCGATCACACCTTGCTTGGTTGGTGCAAGGACAACCCACAGTTGTTCGCATCGTTCGAGGACGTGAAAGACCCTGAGAACAATCAGTACATCTTTCACCCCAAGGCCGCACGTACTGCGTTCGTAACACCACGTTCACTCGAAGCCGCATCTGATTGGCTGAAACTGCGCGATGGCATGGACTCGGTCACGTTAACAAGTTTACTCATGGGCACGATCGGTGAACGGGCGGCGATGGACTTGATGGCGTTTGTCAAACTGTCTGATCAGTTACCCACGTTGCAATCAATCAAGGACGACCCGATGAACGCGAAGGTGCCCGAGAGCGCGGCCGCTGTATGTATGGTGATCTATCGTACGTTGGCATCGATCGAGCGTGATTGGGTGGACGCATGGATGGATTACTTTGGACGTTTGGACAAAGAAGCACAGGGTTACTTTGCCAATGGTGTACGTAGCCCCAAGTACAACAAGCAGAGCATCGTGATGACTAACAAGAAGTTCACGAAGTGGGCGCTTGACAACAACCACATGTTTGGTGGTGACAAGAAATAAGTTAGGCACCGCCTAACAACTAATGGAGAACGACATGCTAATGATTAACAAACAACTGACTGCCGAGCAACGCTTGGAACGTGCGATCGTGGAGATCATGCACAGCGACAAGTACATCGCACTAGCGGGTATCTTGATGATTGGTAAGCGCGAGGTGGTGGATGCCTTGCCAACTGCCGCGACCAATGGACGTGACGAGTTCTATGGACGCAAGTTTGTGGAATCCCTTAACGATGCCGAGTTGCGCTTTCTTGTACTGCACGAGTGCTATCACAAGTTGTACAGGCACTTGCATACATGGCGTCATCTGTACGACGAGTACCCACGTCTGGCAAACATGGCGTGTGACTATGTGATCAATATCAAGTTACTCGATGACAACAGCGATGGCTTTGCACGTATGCCCATGCGTGATGGTAAGCAGGTGGGATTGTGCGACCCCAAGTATCGGGGTATGGACAGCGCACAGGTGTACAACTTACTCAAGGAAGAAGCCGAATCCGGTGACGGGGAAGGTGACGACACGGGCGAGGGTGACGGCCAAAGTGATGGGCGCGGCAACGGAAGCTCGGGAACTGGCATCTCAGATGACCCCCATGGTGGCTTGGACTCGCACGATTGGGAAGGCGCGAAGGGATTGTCCGACGAAGATCAAAAGGGGTTGGAACGTGACATCGATGAAGCGATACGTCAAGGTGCCTTGGCCGCAGGCAAGATGGGCTCGGGCGGCAACCGCGACTTGGAAGCATTGATGACACCGAAGGTGGATTGGCGCGAAGCATTGCGCGAGTTCATAAACACTACGTGTGCAGGGAATGATTACTCAACGTGGAGGCGGCCCAACCGCAGGTTTGTGTCATCAGGCTATTACATGCCATCAGGTGTAAGCGAACGTGTGGGCGAACTAATCATTGCTATCGATACATCAGGCTCAATCGGTGGGGCTGAGTTGGCTAAGTTCTTGAGCGAGGTCAAGGGTATCTGCGACACAGTACACCCCGATGCTATCCGCTTACTGTATTGGGACACAGAGGTGTGCGCAGACGAGCGGTATGTAGGTGCGGAGATTGACAACTTAACGAGTTCTACCAAACCCGAGGGCGGAGGTGGCACCACAGTTGAATGTGTACCCGCATACATCACAGAGCACAGCATCAAAGCGCAAGCCGTTGTTGTGTTGACCGATGGCTATCTCGGTGGCTCATGGGGTCAATGGTCTATGCCCGTGTTGTGGGCAATCGTAGGTGGTAACAAAGAAGTAGCCGATGTTGGCAAAACAATTCATGTTAACGATTGAAGGGAGAACAAAATGAAATTCAATACATTTGATTCAGTAGCAGAAGTTTACGAGGTGACCAAGCCCGTGATCAGTAAGAACTATACGAAGGAACAGGACATGCGTCCTATCAGCGAGCGTCGCTATGCGTGGAGACGTATTAAGAAGTACGACGATAACTGCTATGCGTTGTTAGATGGTGACTACAGCGCACGTAATACAGACGAGAACTACGAGAAGGCCATGGCACCTATCATGTGGACACGTGACCCCGAGAGTGGTGATACGTTTGTACGTATACGTAATGGCACCGCGCCGTCTCCGCATCATGGACGCTATCGGTTTCTGTACTACCACTTACCGCAGATGATCAGTTTTCACACCGAGCAGAGCGGAGTTCAGTATGTGCACGTGTGTACAGACAACGCATTGCGTAATGTATATCAGTCTCGCGGGTGGGAGAAGTTCGAGTTACCCAAGACTAACTACGCATGGAATCACGGCTCCAAGCGACCGAATGGTGTGGACGACAACATGTTCTTGACATTCAAGTGTAACGAGGATGGTACGTTCACAAGGTATGGCGAGAAGATCGTTGTGCGTACACGCAACATTGACATGGAGTTGAAGCGCGAGTGGAAGCCACGACTGCAAGCGTTCTATATGTTCATGGCATCTATCGTACCCATGCTTGAGTTCACATGGGCAACGCACAACGAGTACGTCAATCAGATTGACGAGTGGAAGCAAGACCACGACACCACGCAAACGTTTGGTACCGCATGGGGCAGGACAACTTTGTATGGCATACCAAAAGATGTTGCACGAGACATCGTGACAAACACAGAGCATCCGTTACGTGTGGCAGTAGCCGCATTGATAGCACGAGAGACCGAGGGACATCGAGAGATTAAATCCGAGGAACAGTTGCGAGAGGTACGTAAGAAGTACAACTACGTTATGAATAAATTTTTACACATGCAAGAAACGAAAGAGGTATAACATGTCATACGATCACATCACAGTAGCACGTATCAACAAAGATACAACGGCATATCTTGAGCGGTGGAAAACACAAGCCGTTGCCATGGACGAAGAGACGCTAAAGATATTCAACACCAACACGAGAGTGATTGATGGGCTATATCTCGGTAAGAAGTTAGCCGAGTTTTGTCAGGCTATCCTCAAGGCCAACCGCCATGTGAAGTTTGGTCTTGCCAAGAGTATCAAGGGTGAGTTTATCCACGGCACGAATCGTCAGGCACTAGCAGAGGTGTGGGTGTACATGCCCGAGCACGAGTACGCCATGATGCGTGTGGGCTTTGCCGACTACGCTGTGAAGGGCAATATGGAAGGTAAGTTCGGTGTGTACTCACGGCTACTACAGAACAACAAGTTTGACTCGCAACGCGATCAGTACTACATGGTAACGTCTGACGACTTAGACCGCATCATGAAAACTGTGAAGAAAGTCATGCGTCCATACACACCGCATGAGACGGCCAACGTAGTGTTTGATTCATACCAAAACAAGGTACACACCAATGTATGGACAGCCACGTCCAATGCACGTGAAGCCAAGGATGCCACGATAGGACTTAACGACTTACGCAATGAATTGTTTGCGCTGTACGACTTGGGCTACGAGTTCGCGTCCGAGACCCTCAAGGACAAGGTAGGTAAATGGAAGAAGGCGGTGACCGAGATGGCCGAGGCAGAGAACAAGAAGCGTAACGCATACTTTGTGAGTGTAATACTGCGCGGTGAAGAGTTACTGTGTAACGTGATGACTGTTAACGATGTCAGGGCGATACATAAGATTAACGAGGCAAGCATGTCACAAGTGTTCAAGATGGACGACTTACCCGAGGACATCGCAGAGAAGGTCGCGACCTTGGGTATGGTAGACAAGGGGCACTACGTCGAGGATGTAGGTATGAAGGTATCTGATACTACGTTTTGGATTGACCGCACATGACCGA